CCCTAATTTTCGCGCGTGCATTTCAAAACTGATTGGAAACCAGAGGGTTATGGGACGCAAAAAAATACCGTTGGAAGTGAAACGCGCGCGCGGCACCGTTCAGAAATGTCGCACGAATTCCGATGCGCCCAGACCGCCGCTCGAAGTGATCGCGCCGCCGCCGCCCATCCCGATCCCGGACGCTGCCGCATGGGTTTGGGATTATGTGACCGGGGAAATGGCGCTTATGGGTACGCTCACGCACGCCGATCTGATGGCCGTGGCCGTGCTGTGCCTGGAGTGGGCCGAGTATTACGAGGCGCGCACGCTGGTGGACTCTCAGGGCCGCCGGGTGCGTATGACTTTCAAGACCGACGACGAGGGCAAATTGAAGAGCGTCCACACGCACCCATCCGTGTTGCGCGGCAACGCGGCGGTCGGCGCCGTAATGCGCATGATCGCGGAGCTTGGCCTGTCGCCCACGTCGCGCGAACGCCTGACCGTGAAGAAGCACAAGGAGGACCCGGAGCGCGCGCGTGCGCGAACTGCCATGGCGCCGCGCAGCCAACGTGGCTTGAAAGTCCTCCAGGGTGGGCAGGAGTAGCGCATGGCCAGGGCCCCACGGACCGCCGCCCAGATTGCCGAGCAGTATGCGCGCGACGTGATCGGTGGCCGCATCGTGGTGTGCGAGCTTACGCGCCTGGCGTGTCGACGCCATCTGGACGATCTGAAACGATGGGGACGTGCCGCGCGCCATGAACACCCATACTGGTTTGACGGTGCCGCGGCGCAGCATGTCGTGGACTTCGTGCAGGTCTGCCGCCACTACGAGGGAGAGTGGGCTGGTCAGACTATCCGACTTGAGCCGTGGCAGGTGTTCGTCGTAGCCGTGTTGTTCGGCTGGATGCGCGCGGACGGCGCGCGTCGCTTCCGCACGGCCTACCTGGAGGTGGCGCGCAAGAACGCCAAGTCCACGTTGAGCGCGGCGCTTGCGCTCTACATGCTCATCGCGGACGGTGAGGCCGGTGGCCAGGTGTATTCCGTGGCCACCACCTATGATCAGGCGCACCGTGTTTTCGAGATCGCCACGCACATGGTGGAGCAGGAACCGGAGATGGCCGGCTCGGTGGAGGTGTGGGCCAAGTCCCTGGTGCATCCTCACAGCGCGTCGAGCTTCAAGCCGCTGCATAGCAAGTCAAAATCTAACGAGGGGTGGAACACCCATTGCGCGGTTATGGACGAGCTACACGCGCACCCCACCGCGCAGATGTGGGACGTGATTGCGTTGAGCCGCAAGAGCCGCCGCCAGCCGCTGCTGCTGGGCATCACCACCGCGGGCGACGATCAGACGGGCATCTGCTATGAGCAGCGCGATTACGTGGTCAAGGTGCTGCGCGGGTTGATCGCGGATGAGACGTACTTCGGCGTGATCTACACCCTGGACGCAGGTGACGATTGGCAGGATCCCGCGGCGTGGCCCAAGGCGAATCCGAATCTCGGCGTGTCCGTCAACGCCGAGACGTTCGCCGCCGACGCCGGGCAGGCACGCGCCACGCCGCGCGCGGCCAACGAGTTCCGAACCAAGTCCCTGAACGTCTGGGTCGGCGCGCAGAATGCCTACTACGATAGCGATTTGTGGCGCGCCTGCGGCCGGCCCGATCTATCGCTGGACGACATGGGCGGACGCCCGTTGGTAGCGGGCATGGACCTGGCCATGATCCGCGACGTGGCCGCGGTGGCCTATCTGTTCCGCGAGGAAACCGGGGAGACGCGCATGGTCACGCGGCCCGGCGACGACGGTGAACCGGTGGAACTGCAAGTGCCCGATGCGCGCTACAGCGCCTTCATGCGCTTCTACCTGCCGGAAAATTCGCTGACCGACGCGCGCACGCGCTCCCGTGAACTCTACCGCGCATGGGCGGACAGCGGGCATCTGGTGTTGACGCCGGGTAACAGCATCGATTACCAGTACATCAAGGCGGATATCCTGGCCACGCACCGCCGGCACCCGATCCTCTCCCTGGAATATGACGCCGTGATGGCCACACAACTTGTGCAGGAACTGACTATCGAGGGCGTGCCCGTGTCCGCCGTGGCGCAGGGCGCGAAGAACTTAAACATGCCGATGCAGGAACTGGACAAGCTCATGGCGGACGGGCGCCTCGTACACGACGCCAATCCGATGATGGCCTGGATGATCGACAACACCGTGGCTGTGAGCCGCTACGGCGGCAAGTACATTGGGCCGGCCAAACCGGAGCGCCAGGACTGGAAAAAGATCGACGGCGTGGTAGCATTGATCATGGCCCTGCGTGGGCAGCTTGCGCCGCTCAACACGGACTCGATCATTCCGGCGGGCTGGGAGCCGATCTACGTATAGGTGCCGATGCGTTCACTGGATGCTCGCGATGTGGTGGCGGCCTTGGGCGCGATGCTCATGGGCTACGGCCTGATGCGGTACGATCAGGCGCTGGCGTACATCATCACTGGCGCCGCATTGCTTTCCGTTGCCATTTTGACGGCGTACTTCTCGAGGGGAGGTAGACGCTGATGGGATTCTTGACTTCTCTATTCGGGGCGCCGCGCGCCGGCGGATGGGCGCCGACCGACGAACGCTGGTTTGATCCCGTGCACGGCCCCACGTGGAGCGGGGCCGCCGTGACGCCGGACACCGCCATGCGCGTGGCCACGGTATATGCTTGCGTGCATTTTCTCTCGCGCGTGATTGCCGCCCTGCCCCTGCACCTGTACTCGCATCTGGCCACTGGCGGCAAACAACGTGAGTCGGACCATCCGCTCTACGTCCTGCTGCATGATCGCCCCAACGACCGCCAGACGGCTTACGAGTTTTGGGGCATGCTGGTTTCACACGCGGCTCTGCGCGGCAACGCCTATGCGCTCAAGCAGGTGGGCCGCGGAGGCAACGTGGAACAACTGATCCCACAACACCCGGACGCTGTGACCGTGGAACAGCTGCGCGACGGCACGGTGCGCTATCGCATCCGTCTGCCGGACGGCACGACGCGCAACTATGTGGCCGATGACCTGCTGCACCTACGCCCGTTCACGGATAACGGCATCATGGGGCGTTCGCCCATTGACGTGCACCGCGAGACGTTCGGCGAGGCCCTGGCGGCGCAACAGCACGCGGCCACATTCTGGCGCAACGCGGCTACGCCGGCGGGCATCCTCACCACGGACAAAACGTTCACCACGGAATCCGAGCGGCAGAAAGCCCGCGATTCGTTGCGTGGTACGACCACCGGCCTGCACAAGCACGAAACCATGATGCTCGACCAGGGGTTCAAGTGGACCCCGGTGAGCGTATCTCAGCGCGATGCGCAGTTCATCGAGAGTCGCAAGTTCACCAAGTCTGAGATAGCGTCCATCTTCGGTCTGCCCCCGCACGTGATCGGCGACCTGGAGCGCAGCACGAACAACAACATCGAGGAGCAAGGTATCGAGCTCGTGAAATTCACCCTGCTCTCGTGGGCCGTGATGATCGAGCAAACGATCAGCCGCGACTTGCTCCTGGAGCCGGACAAATATTTCCCGAAGTTCCTGCTCGACGGTCTGATGCGCGGGGCCACGCTAGCGCGTTTCCAGGCCTACCAATCGGCCATCGTCACCGGCTACATGACCCGCAACGAGGCACGGGAGATGGAGGATTGGAACCCCATCGACGGTCTGGACGAACCGCTGCAACCGCTGAACACCGGGGCCGTTGGCGACCACGACGCGCGCGACGTGAAGCTGCCCGCGCCGCTCCCGGACGACGCCGAAGAGGAAGATGACAAAGCATCCGCGAGTGCTCCCGTTCCCGTCACGGCGCCGCGCGCCGAGTTGATCGTGCGCGAGGTGGCGTTGCGCACGGTGCAACGAGAGCGTCACGCCATAACCGAGCTTGCCGCCAAGCACGGCGGGGATACCGCCAAGTGGTTGTCCGCGTGCGAGGAATACTACGCGCGCCGCGCCGCGCACGTCGCCAAGGCGCTGCAGTTGCACCCGGCGGCGGTCGAAGCGTACACTACTCAGCAGCTTGCGTCACTGCACGCGGGCGGCGTGGCCGCGACGACGGAGTGGGAAACGACAGCCGCCCCGCGCCTTGCAGACTTGGCGCTCATTGGAGGGAACTGAAATGGAACGCTACTGGTATATGGAGGAATCCGCGTTGCGATTGCGCGTGGCTGCGGAACAGAATCCCGACGCGGAGTTTCAGCAGCGCCAGGCCGCGCCAGTCACGATGGGCAATCAACCCGGCGGCATGATCGCCGTGATGCAGTTGTTCGGCAACATTGCACAGCGGTCCGGTTGGATGACCGGCGTCAGCACCATTGAGTTCGGGCGCGCGTTCGCGCAGCTAATCGAGGACCCGGCTATCGGCGCCATCGTGCTGGAGGTCGATTCGCCAGGTGGGTCCGTGGCCGGCGTGGACGAACTAGCCGCACAGATTTTCGCCGCGCGTGGGAGCAAACCCATTGTGGCCGTGGCGAACAGCCTCATGGCCAGCGCCGCGTATTACATCGCCAGCGCCGCGGACCGTGTGCTTGCCGCCCCCGCCGCGATGGTGGGCAGCATCGGCATATGGACCGTGCATCTGGATTTATCGCGCGCGCTGGAGGCCGGTGGTGTGAAGGTCACCTTCATCAAGGCAGGCAAGTACAAGATGGATGGCAGCCCGCTGGAGCCGCTGGGCGAGGTGGCCGCCGCCGCAATCCAGGGAGACGTGGATCACTATTACGGGATGTTCGTTGATGCCGTGGCCCGGCACCGTGGCGTAAAGTCCGCTGCCGTGCGCGGAGGCTACGGCGAAGGGCGGATGCTGACTGGTCGCGCGGCAGTAGACGCCGGACTGGTGGACGGCATCGCTACCATGGGGCAGGTGCTCGCGGACATGAAAGTAAAATTGGCCGGGCCGGGATCGCGCGCGGCGCGTCAAGCCACGGTGGATCGTAACCGCGCGCGTATGAATTTGCTGCTCGCGTAAAAAGCGCTTGACTTTCCGGCGCGGATTACGCTAGCCTGTGAATCACTGACTTCTAAAGGTGCCGCGGTTGATGCTGGTCCTTGCGACCAGCGACCCCGTGGCGCGACGCAGATACACCGCCGCCTTGCGCAGCGCGTGCCTGCCGACCGATGGTGCAAACCTTCGGCGCGGTGGTACGCGCTTTTTCTTTTCGTGCCCCACGCGCCGCTCGCAAGGGGACACGAACGATGGCACGCCTCAACGAACTGCTGGCCCGCAAAGAAGCCCTGGCCAAGCAACGCACAGACCTGCAAGCTCGCATTGACGCGCCAGAATACGCGCCCACGGCCGAGGAATCCGCTCAGGACGTGAAGGCCGCGCAAGACTTGGCCGCGTCCATCAGCGCCAACACCGCCGAATTCGAATCTCGCCAATCCCTGAACGATGCCGCGCGCCGCTCCGATGACGTGGTAGCTTCCTTCCGCGGCGACGGCACGCCGGCCACCGCGCAGGATCACGGCCCCAACACCGCGAAAGCCCCGTGGAGTTCCTTCGGCGAACAGCTGCAAGCCGTGGCGCACGCCGCGCAGGCCCCGCACGACATCGACCCGCGCCTGTTCCGTGCCGCGTCCGGCATGAGTGAGGGCATCGGCCCGGACGGTGGCTATCTGGTGGCGCCCGAGTACAGCAACGAACTGCTGGTCCGTGCCATGGAAGCCACGCGCCTGGCGCAACGCTGCTACCGCCGACGCATCAGCGGAAATCAAATCGTGTTCAACGCCATCGACGAAACCAGCCGCGTAGCCGGTTCCCGTTGGGGCGGGGTGCAGGTCTATCGGGATTCCGAAGCCGGGTCCGTGACGGCCGCCGCGCCAAAGTTCCGGCAGATCAAGATTGATCTGCTCAAGCTGACCGGCTTGGCATACGCCACCGAGGAACTCCTGGAAGATGCGGTAGCTCTGGAATCCATCGTTGGCGAGGCCTTCCAGGATGAATTCGGCTTCAAGATCGACGACGAGATCATCAATGGCACCGGCGCCGGCCAGTTCCAGGGACTGATTACCGCCACCGCTACCGTGTCCGTCGCCAAGGAAGCCGGGCAGACGGCCGCCACGGTGGTGTTCGCCAACGTCAAAAAAATGCGCGCGCGCATGTGGGCGCCGGCACGGGCGAACGCAATCTGGCTGATCAATCAAGAAGTGGAGCCGGAACTGGACGGCATGTCCATGCCGGTGGGCACCGGCGGCGTGCCGGTGTTCATGCCCGCGAACGGCATCAGCGGCAAGCCCTTCGATACGCTCTACGGGATGCCGCTCATCCCGATGGAACAGTGCGCCGCGCTGGGCACAGTGGGCGATATCATCCTGGTCGATCCGTCGCAGTACATCATCATCGATAACGGCGACGTGCAGACTACGCAATCCATGCACGTGCGATTCATCAACGGCGAGAACACCTATCGCTTCCGCGTGCGGAACAACGGGCAGCCCAAGTGGCGTTCGGCGCTCACGCCCGCGCGAGGGACCAACACGCTGTCGCCTTACGTCACCCTGGCCACGCGCTCATAATCTGGCGCGGGTTGGACATTGGACACGGCCTGAACATTTTGCAGGGGAACAGAAATGACGATCCGACTGAGTGACGAGGTGGTGGTGGAGCGGCCCTTCACCGAAACGGACATTGGCGGGACCAACACGGCCGGCAGCGATGATGCGCTGCACTGGACTTCCATGGTGGGGTTCAGCCGCGTGCTGGTCGCGGTGGAACTCGGTACGTGGAACGCGACCGACGATCTGGACACGGCCAAGATTCAGCAGGCCAGTGACAGCGCCGGCACGGGCATCAAGGACCTCACATCGTCCAGCTCGACGGGGAATTACGACACGGACAATCCCCTCGATGCCGACGGCGACAAGCTGTTCTTCAATGTCCGCGCCGAGGACCTGGACGCCGCCAACGGCTTCACGCACATCAGGTTCTACGGCGCGGAGACGGGCAACACGGGCGTAGACAACATCTCTTGTGTCTACATCAAGGACCCCGTGAACGCGCATGGCGAGATCAACGGTGCGCCGTCCACCGGCGTGCTCAAGTACATCGACGTGGATTCGCAGGTATAGCATGGGCCTTAGCGCGCGTAGGGCGCGCGGCTCATCACAACCAACAATGGTCAACCCGCACAAGGGGAATCCAGGATGGGAACCCGCACACCGCTGTTCGGCCGGCACACGCCCGGCGGCACGTTCAACATCGTTAACATCGATCAGCACCCGGCGGACGTGTGGTTCGTCGATTCCGGGGCGACGGGCGCCGGCGACACGGTAGGTCACGGCACCAGTCCCGATTCGCCGTTTGCCACGCTGGGCTATGCGTTCAGTTCCGATCTGGTCGGCTCCGGCGACGTGGTGTATTGCCTGCCCGGCCATGCCGAGGACATCGCGTCCGCCACCGGCTGTGTGATGGACATTGCCGGGGTGACGGTGATCGGCCTGGGCCGCGGCAGTTCGCGCGCCACGCTGACCATTGACACGGCCGATACCGCGCTCATCAGCGTCACGGCGGCCAACGTGCGCATCATCGGCCTGCGCGTTGTGAGCAACTTCCTTGACATCGCATCCGCGATTTCCGTTGGCGCATCCGCCGATGGTTTCGAACTGTGGGATAGCGAGATCGTGGATACGTCCGCTGTGCTTAACAGCTTGATCGGCGTTCTGATTGCCGCCGCCTGCGACCGCTTGCGCATCGAGGGCAACCGTTTTTTCCAGTTCGCGGCCAGTGCCGCGGCCAGCGCCATCAAGCTGGCGGGCGCCACGGATCGCAGCATCATCCGCAACAACTACATCATGGGCGACTATTCCGTCGCCGGCATCGACGGCAGCACCGCGGCGGGCACCATGCTCATGGTGGACGGCAACGTGTGCCAGAACATCGACACCACCGCCGGTCTGACCATCAAGCTGCACACGAGCACGACCGGGGCCGTGGTGCGCAATCTCACACAGGGCGCCAAGACGAACACGCGGCCTGTCAACGCCGCCGGTTGTCTGGTAGCCGAGAACTATAGCGCCGCGGTGGTGAACGAATCCGGCGCGATTGATCCGACTGTGGAAACCTTCGCGTAAACCGCACACACCATCACGAGGGAATTACAATGGGAATCGAAGCCATCCAAGCAGAAGGTGTGGTCGGCACGTTGGATCACGTCGAGAGCGGGCGCCACCCGCTGTCGTTGGATCAGTACAAGCACCTGCTCATCAGCCAGGGCGCTCTGCCTTCGCGCACGGAAGCCGCGCGTGCGCGCAAGCTCTACGGCGCCAACACCGGCGCGGGCACCGCGAAGGCTCCCGTGGCCGCTCCGCCCACGACCGCCGCAGCCTGGGCGCTCTACAACGGGTATGGCGATCCGTATCACCTGGTTGTTTTCGACCTGTACGCGACTTCCATTTCCGGCACGCTCGGCCTGGGCATGTCGTTGATTGCCGGGTTGCCCGGTACGAAGCAGGCCGCAGCGGAGACAGCCTACGCCTCCAGTGTGCATGAGGCGCTCACGCCCGGCTCGCCTTCCCCGCAGGCGGTTTTCGCGGGCGCCGTTACCCTGGAGTCCGCGCCGGTGTGGACGACCGTTGCGGCGCGCGATCAGGTGTCCGCCATTTCCGTCGGCTCCGGCTTGGTGGCGAATGTGGACGGCATGTTCATCGTCCCGCCCGGCTATGCGCTGGGCCTGAGCGTGCTGGCCCCGGCCGGCACCACGGCGCTGTTCCAAGGCGGATTCGTGTACGGCGTGTTCGCGCTCAAGCTGGGCTGAAATCTGGATGGGCTACCATGACCCTGTACCTGGTGCAAGGGCCGCAGGCGGAGCCCATCAACAAGATTGCGGCCAAGCTGCATCTGCGCGTCACCGCATCCGACGAGGATGCGCTGATCGAGAGCTACATCGCCGCTGCGCGTGGGGAGATCGAGGGCTGGACCGGGCGGGCCATGGTGGCGCAGACCTGGGATTTGAAGTTCGATTGCTTCCCCGCGCACAGCGACACGCCGGTTGAGTTGCCTTGGCCGCCGCTGCTGTCCGTCGAATCCATCACGTACGTTGATACGGCCGGAGATACGCAGACCTGGACCGCCAGCAAGTACATTGTGCTGGCGCCCACCGGGGATCGTGCGGAACCGGGCCGCATCGTACCCGCCTACGCGGAGCTCTACCCCATCACGCGCGCCCAGGCCGAAGCCGCCACCATCCGTTTCCGTTGCGGATATGTCGCGCCGTTCACGAGCACGGTCGCCAATCCCGGCGTGCTGACGCCGCTTCCGCAACTATTTGACGATGACGATGTGGTACGCGTTTCCAATTCCGGCGGCGCCGCGCCCACGGGCCTGACCGCGCTCATAACCGACTATTACGTGGTGTCTTCCGGGGCCACCACCATGCAGCTGTCCGCCACGTCCGGCGGCGCGGGGATCAACGTCACCGGCGCGGGCACCGGTACGCACTTTGTCGGCCCGACACCGATTCCGGCGAACATGCTCAATGCGATGCTGCTGGTGCTGGGCGACCTGTACGCCAACCGCGAACGCATCAACGTGGGGAATATCGTGAATGAAATGCCGACCGTGGCCGCGCTGCTGCGCTCCTACACCGTGGTGAGGTTCTGATGCGCGCCGGGGCGATGGATCGCTACATCACGATCCAGACGAACACACCGTCCAAGGACGGCGGCGGTACGAACATCTCGTCATGGGGAACGCATGCAACGGTGTGGGCGCAGAAAATCGATATGGGATCACGGGAGACCCTACAGGCAGGTGGGCTGCTCATGGAAATAGATACCGTCTGGAAAATTCGTTACCTGAGCACCGTCACCACGGCCATGCGCGTCAGCTTTGATAGTGCAACGTGGGACATCAAGGGTATCAAAGAACTTGGCCGCAACGAGGGGCTTGAGTTGATCTGCAAGCGCGTGAGGACCTGATGGCAACGTTCAATTTCGAGGGGACCACACATCGCATCGAGGGCCTTGCCGAGTTGCGCCAGGTGCTGCGTCAGCTTCCAGACAAAATCCAGAAGAAGGCCCTGGACCGCGCGGTACGCGGAGCGGCGAAGATCACACGCGACGAAGCCATGCGCCTGGCGCCCGTGCGCGGCCGGACAACGAGCATGGAAGTGGGCAGCGGGGCATCACCCGTGACGATTGAAACGCAGCGTCGTGGAGAAGCGCGATTCATTCGCAACCAGCGCAAGAAAGGCCGATGGTCGGCGCTATTCCGTTTGCCCGGCTACCTGCGCAGGCACATCGCCGTGCGTCGTGTGCGCACGGGGCCGGAAATGGCGTTGTTCACCGTCGGGCCTACGCGCAGCGCGTTCTACGGCATGTTCCTGGAGTTCGGCACGCGCAAGATATCCGCGCGGCCGTTCCTGCGCCCGGCCTGGGACGCGACAAAGGAGCGCGTGCTGGAGAATATCAAAAGGCGCCTGGCGGAGGCGGTAAGGATCGAGGCGGAGAAATTGGCAGGGACGTACAACAAGCGACTCTCGAGGCGCAGATGACCTTGGAGGCGCAAATCTACAGCCGCCTGTCCGGCTACAGTGCGCTCACTGACATCGTGAGTACGCGCATCAGTCAATTACGCGCCCCCGCAAATGAGGCTCTGCCGGACGTGGTGTTCACCTTCGTGGACCACATCGCGCCAGGCGATGCCATGGGCGCGACGGGAACATTGCGCGTGGGACGTTTGCAGGTGGATTGCTACGCGGACGATATCACAGACGCGCAGTCCGTGGCGGATCAGGCGGAGGCCGCACTGCTGCGCTACAGCACCAGCACGGGCACGCTCATCAGCGACATTTTTCTTGATGCGCGCCGCGACCTGACGGAATTGGAGGACATGGAGGACGCGGTGTTCCGCGTGAGCCTGGACTTCCGGGTCAACTACAACAAGTGACGACATGACCGCAAATCCTCAATTTCTAAGTGACGTCAAGGTCTATTGGGCCGGGTACGATCTGTCCGGCTTCGCCAACGCCGCGCAATTAGTAGAACAGGCCCCGTTGGTCGACACGCCGATCTTCGGCGATACCGGCGCACGCCGCGTTGCGGGACCACCCCAGGGCAGTCTCGGCATGGCCGGGTACTTTGACCCAGAGACGATTGATGTGCAGATCAACGCGGGCATCGCCACCGGCAACAACCCGGTGTCCGTGATCCCGGAAGGTCTGACCCTGGGCAATACATCCATGCTGTTTCGCGCGGTGGTGACGGAGTTCATGCCGTTCGATGCGGGTGTGGACAAGGTAGGTGCGTTCACGTTTTCCGCGCTCTCCGACGCCGGGCTGCGCGTGGTCAAGGGACAGCTTCTGCACTCCGGCTCGGAAACTGCGACCGATGCGGAAACCGCCGTGGAGGTGGGCGCCATCTCGGCAACACAGGAAATCTACGCGGCGCTGCATGTGCTCAGCGGCACCGGCACGCTGGATGTGATTCTTCAAAGCGCGGCGACCGATTCCTGGGGAGCGCCGACGAATCGCATTACGTTCACCCAAGCCACGGGCGTAACCAGTGAGTGGAAGTCCCTTGCGGGCGCCGTCACGGATGCATGGTGGCGCGCGTCGTGGACCATCGCAACCGGCCCGTTCAGTTTCGTTCTCACCGTTGGCATCCTCTAGGAGCACGCCATGACCGCCACACCTGCTTTCATCTCCGACGCCTATTTTGCCATCGGCGGCACGGACCTGTCCGACCACGTGCGCGACATCCAGGTAATCGAGAACACCATCACCAGCGCGGACGCTACGGTGATGGGCGACACAGGCGCGCGGCGCAAGAACTCAAATGTGCTGGATTGGGAGGTGCGTGGAACTTTTGACATGGACTATTCCGCCTCCAGCGTCTATGCCAAGCTCTCCGCCATGCTCAGCACGCCGGCCACGGTGGCGGTCAGAAAATCCAAGACCGATGCGATCAGCGCCACGAACCCCGAATTCCAGGGCACGGGCCAGCCGTCCGAAGTGCAGCACGTCAATGCGTCCAGCGTAGGCGGTGACGTGCATCGGGTACCTTTCACGATCAAGTGCAGCAACGGGGTTGCACTGATCCACGACACCACGCCGTAGGAGGCACATGGAAGAGATGCAGGCACCGGCACCACCCGCAACGCCTACACTGGACGCTCTGCGCCGCGCGGGGATGCCGCCGGTGGTGTCGGCGGAAATCGAAGGGCTGGGTATGCTGTATGCCCGGCGCTTCACGGCGCTTGAGCGCGTGGACTGGATCGACGCCGGCCACGCCCTGCAAAAAGATCGGCCCCCGCCGTGGGAAAGCGAGGATGACGAACCGCACGAACAGCGCATAGCCCGCACGCGCACGCGGCAATTGTGGTTCGCAGAGTACGTGGCGCGCGTATTGTGCGAGCCGGACGGCGCGCGTCTGCCGCTCGATGAAGCCCGAACGTTGGCCCTGGGCCTGGACATGGAGCCGCTGGCCGCGATCTTCCTGGCGATGCAGGACTTGTTCGAACCACGGGACCAGGAGGCGCCCGGAAAAAAATAAGTGCCCGCCCGGCCCGGATGTTCGCGTACTGGCTGGCGCTCAAGCTGGGGCGGGCCAATGTGGAGGGATTGCTGGCCGAGCTGACCGAAGTGCAATATCTGGAGTGGTGGGACTTCTACGCCGCCACGCATCCGGCCCCGCAACCAGTGACGGATTCAGCTGACGATGCCATTGCGGCGCGATTGCGGGGCATGGCAGACGGCGCGCGCCGGAAGATCGTGGAACGCAGGGAGCGATAATGGCAACTGAGATCGGCGGGCTGCACGTCAAGATCAGCGCGGGTGACGCGGAGTTTCGCGCAGACCTGGGTAAGGCCGAGGCTGCGTTGACCTCCAGCACCGCGCGCATGAACCGCTCCATGGCCTCGCAAGAATCCGCCGCGCGACGCCTGGGCCGGGCCTATACGAGCACCACCGCCAGCTTGCGGGGTTTCGCCAGCTTCGCATCCAAACTCGCCACGGGCAGTATCGGAGGAGCGATTGGGGTCGCCGGCCTGGGGTTGCTCATCCGCAATTCGCTGCGAACCGCCGAAGCCATGGGTGGGCCGCTGGCGGACGCCGCCAAGCGCAGCAACAAGCAGTTCGACGCGATGGGCAAAGCAATTTCCGGCATTGTTGTTTCCGGGCTGCAAGTCGCGGCTCCGCTCATGGAATCGTTCGCTTCGAGCATGGAACGCGCCGCGAATGCAGCGCAACACATGGCGGATCGTGTTTCCGATCCGAGGTTATTGAGCACCGCCGCTTTGAAAACGCGCATTGCCGAACTTGAGGAACAGACCAAGCCGCCACCGGCACCGCCGCCAGTAATACGTCCGCCCGGCCTATTCGATCCGCGGAAATATTTTACTCCGACCGCCGCGCCACGCGACCCGCAGGCAAGGCAGGCGCGAGCCACATTAGCTGCCGCGCGTGAAGAATTGAAGTTGCGTGAGCAGATCAATAGAGACTTGCTGGCCAGCTTCAGGCAGGAGGAAAGATTCGCGCAGACGTCTCAAAGCAGAGGACGAAGAGAAGCCGCTTTTGGCCGGGGCACCGCGCGCGCGCAACAAGCGTTCACCGGCGAAAACCAGGGCTTCCTCGAAGCCGCTGCGGCCATGGAGCGCGACGCCGAAGCCGTGCGCGCCGCCGCCGCCGCGTATAGCACGGTGGAACAGGCGTTCATCGAAGCTGAATCCCGCAACGCGGATTGGCCGACGCACCAGATGGAGGCGTACACGCAACGACTGCAAGAAGCTGAGATGGGCACGCGGCTGTTCGCAAGCACTGTTGCGAGTGGCTTTGCGGCCGGTGTGGTGGCGGGGGAAAAATTCGAGATGATCTTGCAACGCATCGGCGCGCGACTGCTCGAAATGTCGTTGGCTGCTGGCGTTGAGGGCGGGATCATGCAGCTCTTCAACCGCAAGAGCGGCACTGTGCAGCCCTTCCCGTCCTTTGGTTCGGGCAACGTTGGCAGTGGTCAGACGCCGATCCAGTCGAGCATGACTTCCCGACAAAGCGCGGCCATTGCCGTTCGCGCGGTCGCGGAACAACGAGCACGCGGCGGACGCACCGCCACCAGCATCTAGCGAGGCATCATGGCGCTTTTTTCGATCACTGAACCGCTGGCGCTACCCACGCTGGACAGCGGTTTGCCGACCAAGCCGCGCACGGTCACGCTGCATATGGAGCAGGCCGTGGGCCGCGTAGTGTCTCCGTTGAGCTATTCGGAGCAGGTGCAGGTGTTCGCCGGCAAGCGTTGGCGCGCATCCTGGAACCTGCCGCCCATGGAGCGCGCGGACGCGGAGCAGTGGCTGGCGTTCCTGGCGCGCTGCAACGGTCCGGAGCGCGTGTTCCTGGCCGGCGACCCCAACGCCGCCACGGCGCGCGGTACGCCTACGGGCACGCCACTGGTGGAATATCGCAACAACCTGTTGCTGCAATCCGAAGATTTCACGACTACCTGGACCACCTCCGGCACCGGCACTATCACGGCGGATCAAGCCACCGCGCCGGATGGAAACACTACGGCAGATCGACTGGAAGACACCGCCGCCGGGAATATTTTTGCTGTGATACAGCCATCAATTACAGTAGGGGATGACGCGGTATCACGCTGTTTTTCCGTGTATTTTAAAGAGGGCACAACACAATCATCGGTAATCAGGTTAACTTACTCAGGTGGCACAGGCATTAACGGTTCTGTGCGTTTGACTTGGGCAACGCACGCAACCAGCATTTCAAGCGGTGCGCTGGATGATTTTGGCGTCGAAGATGTCGGCGAAGGCTGGTATCGTTTGTGGGGGGTGTTAGCGAATAACAGCACTGGCAATACCTCATTGGTCGTTGACATAATCCTAGCCGGCGGCGGCGCAAGCTTTACCGGCTATGTAGACACCTGGGGCGCGCAGCTTTCGGAATCAGCAGTTCCAGTGAGCTACTTGAAAACCACGACCGCCGCCGTTTCCGCCGAAGCACCGAGCGCCGGCGGCGAAGAACTCTACTCCGACGGCTGGACCGCCGCCACCGTGATTCTCAAAGCCGGGGACTATATTTCCGTCGGCTCCGGCACCACGACTCGCCTCTACAAGATCATGCAGGACGTGACCAGCGATGCGCAGGGCTGCGCGGAGCTGCACCTTTGGCCCACGCTGCGCGAGGTGCCCGCGGACAACGCCGCCATCGCCGTAGCGGACTGCACCGGCGCGTTCCGCCTGTTCGGCGGCCCGAGCACCTGGAACGTGGATGATGCGCAGTTCTACGGCCTACAATTCTCAGCCATCGAGGCTGTCCCATGAGCCGCTCACTGACCGCCGATGAAGTGAGCGCGCTCACCAGCGGCCGTGTGTACCCCGCGTACTTTGTACAGCTCGAGTGGGGCAGCGGCACCACGCGATACTGGTCGGGCAACGCCGACGCCACCTGGAACAGCCTCACGTGGACCGGCGGGCGCCTGGTGCGCGTCAACGCCATTTCCGAGACTGCCGAACTGCGGGCCGTGGGCGTGGAGATTGTGCTGGGTGGTGTGGATAGCGCGGAGTTGTCCCTGGCCCTGAGTTACACGCGCGTAGGCAAGCCCGTGAAAATCTGGCTACACCTGCTCTCCGCCGCGGGCGTGGTGCTGGGCGGGACCGATCCGACTTGGGCCGGGCGCATGGACACGTGCCGCGGCGTGCAGGGGCCGGAGCCGCAACTTGTGATCCACGCCGAGAGCGAACTGGCCGCGTTGATGCGCACGCGCACGCTACGCTATACGCCGGAGAGTCAGAAGGCACTCTACCCCGGCGACAAGGGCCTGGACTACCTGCCGCGGCAGTTGAGTTGGTCGGGCCAGTGGGGTACCGCAGCGGTCGGCAATCAACGCTGGGCGCAAATCCTGGCCGCGAGGGAACTATCCGGCTTGGGCGAAGCCGGCGGTGCGGGTGGAGGAATATGATACGCATCGAGGGCTGGGAATCGCGCTTGCATGCGCTGGTGGAGGATGCCCGGCGGCGGCCTTACGAACTGGGCACGCACGACTGTATGCAGTTCGCGCTGGCCGGGGTGCAGGCACTTACCGGGCGTGATCTGGCGGCGGAACTCGCGCCATTGACGCCGGACGGCAAGGGCATCGGCCCCGGCAGCTATTTGACTGAGCGCCAAGCCTACACGCTGATGCGCGCGGTAGCGAAAGCGCGCGGCCTTGAAGTCCAGGGGCATCCGCTCCCCGCCGTCGTTACGGCGGTGCTGGGGCCGCCCGTCACCATGCCGCGCGTGCATCGTGGCGACGTGGTGCTCTACGACGATCCCAGCGGCCCGCATCTGGGCCTGTGCCTGGGATCGCAGGTGGCGGTGCTGGCCGTTGCCGGGCTGATCTTCCCCACGCGCGCGCAGTGCGTGCAAGGCTGGAGCGTCTGAGATGGGCACACCCGCGCAAAATCAGCAACTGGTTATCGGCGCCCTGCTGCTAGGTACGGGCATAGGCGCGGCGGCCGAAGTGCCCTTCCTGCTCGGGGCGGCGCCGTACGCCAGCAACATGATGCTCATGGGCGCGGGGTTCATCCTCACGGGGATGGGGCCGCAGCCGCGAGGCATCCCCGGCATGCTGACCAGTGCCGGGGTATCCGGCACTGCGGCCACTCCGGTCAAGATCGCGGTCTACGGAGAGACGCGTATCGGCGGTGTCGAAGCGTTCAAGACCATCTCCGGCACGGACAACTTCCGGCTGTCCGTGGTCTATCTGCTGGCCCCGCACGAGATCACGGCCATTGATGAGTTGTGGCTGGACGATGAGTTGGCCATCGACGCCGAAGGCAACACCATGGGGCGCTTCGATAGCCACCTTGCCATGGACACGCACCTGGGCACCGCCGCGCAGACCGTGGACACGACCTTGCAGGGTTACACCCGCGCGGCCTGGCTATCAGGTGGCAATGGGATGCGCTTTGACGGCGTGGGTCAGTACGCGGACGTGGCCGCCAACACCAGTTTTTCCACGGCGACATTCACGCTGTCGGTTCTGTGCAGTGCCCTGGATGATGCGGGCGGGACGCTCGTTGCCCGCGCCGCGGACTGGCGCCTATACGTCAATGGCGACCGCACGGTGAGTTTCCGCGACAGCGCCGGAACCACCGTGACCAGCAGCAGCGCGTTGAGCAAGTTTCAGCCCACCGTGGTGCTGGTGGAGGCTGACGCGGGTGGCATCGAGATTTTCTTCGATACCGTGAGCAAGGGCAGCACGGCCACCGCCTTTGCCGCCGCGGGCGGATCGCAGAAGCTGTACTTTGCCGCCACGGACGGCGAGGACGGATTTTTTCGCGGCGACCTGGACGACATCGCCATCACCGCCGGCGCGGGGAACACCGGAGCATGGATTTTCTCGGAAGGCTCCGGCAGCACCATTGGCGATAGCGTGGGCAGCAACGATGCCACGGCACACGCGACCTGGACGGACGACCATCGCCTACGGGGCATCGCATACGCCGTGGTGCATTACAGCTACAGCACAAAGGTTTACACACGCGGCGTGCCCAACGCGGCATTCAAGGTGCGCGGCAAAAAGCTCTACGACACGCGCACATCCACGACGATCTTTTCTCGCAACGCCGCCCTGGTCCTGGCCGACTACATGCGGGATACCGAGTACGGCGCCAAGACCGCCACCGCCGATCTGAACAGCACCGTGCTGGATGCGTCCGCCAACGAGGCCGAGGAAGTGGTGGACGTAACCAACGAGTCGCGCACATTCACGGCCAGCGCCAGCACGGACCGCCTGGCACTGAATACCCAGGCGCTCACGTGGTTGCGCGGCGACGTGGTGCAGGTGAGCAACAGCGGGGGCGCGCTCCCGACGGGCTTGAGCGCCGCCACGGACTACTACATCATCCCCGTGGGCGTGCTCGGCGAAACGCATGTGCAGTACCTTACGCTGGCCACGACCGCGGTGAACGCCATGGCCGGCACTTCCGTGGACATTACGGGCGCAGGCACGGGCGTGCATACAATCACAAAGATGCGCGAACTGCGTTACACCTGCGACGGCGTGCTGCCCTTGCAAGGTACGCATCAGGGCGCGTTGGACCTGCTGGCCACCGCGAGCAATGGGCGCGTGGTGAAATCCGGCGGCAAATGGGACGTGCGCGTGGCGGCCTACGACACGCCGACTGTGACCTTGGATGAGGACGATCTTGCATCGCCGCTGACGTGGCAGCCCGGACCCGGACGCCGCGAAACGCTCAACATGGTACAGGCGGTCTTTCCCGATCCGGCGAACCACTATCTGCCGCAGGAAGCGCCGCAGGTGCGCCGCGTGATCGAACAGACGTTCACGGTTGACGCGGGCGCGGACACCATCACTATCGTTGGCCATGAGTACGAGGACGGGGATCGCATCGACGAGATGACGAACTCCGGCGGGGCGCTCCCGGCCGGCCTCGCCACGAGTACGAACTACTTTGTTATCGTCGTGGATGTCGACACGTTTCAGGTGGAGACCACCATCGGCGGCGGGGCCGTGGACATTACGGGCACGGGTACGGGCACCCACACCGCTGTCACTGATCCGTATTTCAACCAGGATCAGCGCGAACGCATCCCGATTGATCTTGATCGCCCCTACTCGCTATCGGCGGCGGCGGTGCAAAGGCTCAATCGTACGTCACTGGAAATCGCGCGCCAGGGCTTGAGCGTGGAAGCCCTGTTCAAGCTCAGCGCGTGGCAGGTCAAGGCGGGCGAGACGATCTTGCTAGACAACGACATCAACGGGTGGAGTGCCAAGCCGTTCTATATCGAGGACACCAGCCTGGAATGGATCGAGGGTGAAGGCGGACAACCCGCCCTGGCCGTGGCCATGCGCCTGCGCGAGACGTCCAGCGCCGTGTTCGATTGGGCCGCCGCCGACCAGACCGCGATTGACTTCGCGCCGAACAGTTTCCTCCCCAACCCGCATGTGGTGGCGCCACCCACCGGCCTGGCCGCGTCATTTGCAACGCAAAGCCTGGACGGCGACACGCTACAGCGCATGACCGTGACCTGGACGGTGCCGGAGGATACATTCGTGACCGACGGCGGGCACATCGAAATTCGCTACAAGCTCGCCGCGGACAGCGTCTATCAAACCGCCGGCCGCGTGGACGGCGACGTGGTGACATTCGTCACCTGGGACATTTCCACGTCCGGCACATACGACGTGGAGATTCGGTCCGTGAACAGGATCGGCGCGCCCAGCGATTGGGTCACGACCACGGTCATCAAGCGCGCTGGTAGAAGTTACCTGAAATGGACCCGCGCCGTGCAGATCGGGAACGATCTGAACATTGCCACGGTGGGCATCCCGGCCCTGGCGGCGCTGAACGGCACGGACGTGGCGTTCATCGACAGCACGAACAGCGATCTGCGCACCTACCGTTTCGACGGCACGGATTGGGCGCAGGTCGGGAATGATCTGAATATCGCGGGGGCGGGCGTCACGGCCCTGGCGGCGCTGAACGGGACGGACGTGGCGTTCATCGATGCTGGGAACGACGATCTGCGCACCTACCGTTTCGACGGCACGGATTGGGCGCAGGTCGGGAATGATCTGAATATCGCTACGGTGGGCGCCCCGGCCCTGGCGGCGCTGAACGGCACGGACGTGGCGTTCATTGATGGTGGGAACGACGATCTGCGCACCTACCATTTCGACGGCACGGATTGGGCGCAGGTAGGGAACGATCTGAACATTGCCACGGTAGGCACCCCGGCCCTGACCGCGTTGAACGGGACTGACGTGGCGTTCATCGACAGCACGAACAGCGATCTGCGCACCTACCGTTTCGACGGCACGGATTGGGCGCAGGTCGGGAATGATCTGAATATCGCTACGATGGGCTTCCCGGCCCTGGCGGCGCTGAACGGCACGGACGTGGCGTTCATTGATTCTGGGAACGAAGATCTGCGCACCTACCGTTTCGATGGCACGGATTGGGCGCAGGTCGGCTCGGATATTTCCACACCCGTAATTGGCGCCGGAACTCCTGCTCTGGCGGCGCTGAACGGCACGGACGTGGCGTTCATTGATGTTACGAATGACAATCTGACGACCTACAGATACGGCTTTGCGTTTGCCGTCCCGCTGCCATTTGCCTAGGCGCCGCCGGGCCAGTATAGTAGTCTTGCGGTCGCACACCTCACACAGGGGAGGACCCCATGGCGACGATCTGGCAATCGGCGAAACCGCAGCGCGCGACGGGGCGCAATCCCGCGTGGTGGGCCGTGGTGGCCTGGTTGTTCCTGGCCGGGTGCCTGGCCGTGGGGTTTCCATCATGGCCGTCGGCTTCGCCACCCTCTGTCCCGGCAGAAGAAAAACTCCCGGACGCCGCGATCCATGATCTTGCAGAGGGCTTGGCGGAAATCCAGGCCATCCTCGACGGCAAAGTGATCGACCTGGCCACTGAGCGCGAGTTGTACTTCCCTGACCTGATCCGGCGCTTCGGCAACGCTGTCGAAATCCCCACCGACTTCACCGCCGTTGACGCCGCCTGCAAAACCAAGTACGGCAAGGGCGTGATCGGTCTGGCGCGCGCCGATGAGCCGGTGGGATTCATCTGCCTTGATCCCCTCGACATTGCCATCAAGGGCCTGCACAAACTCTGCATCAACAAGTTCGGCGAGCGGTACGTTTTCCGGCGCTTGGAGGACTTGAAACTTTACTGCGGCGAACCCACCACGGGGGCCTGACCATGCGCCCCGTAATTGCCTTCACGCTTTCCGTCCTGCTCTGGGCAGTGATCTTCCTGGCGCTGGCCTGGGCTGTGGCACACGCCGGTGAGGCGTCCCTGGCCTGGGGGCCGATCAACGGAGGCGGTGATCGCGGGCCTGCGCTGGTGGCGGTTCTTCAGCAGGATTGGTATGGTATTCACGGCGGCGGATTCGAGCGGCGCGGGGAGCAAGTCGTGTTCGCCGGCGCCGATGCTATCCTGCGCCTGACGCGGGGCCGCTGGTTCTCCCAGCACGGGATCGGCCTGACGCTCTTTGATCGCAAGCCGGACTGGTTGGGCAGTCAAGCGATGTTCCGCTTGCACGCGCGGGTGGGGATGATGCTGGGCGCCTGGACCGTGGCCCTAGGATGGTCTCACTGGTCAAATGCCTATCCACTGAATCGTTTTGTTGAACAAAATGGAGGCGGTGATTTTGGCGTGGTGGCCCTTGGATGGAGATGGTGATGACTTACGACGATGGATTGGCAACAGTGGTCTGCCACATCTGCGGCGAAACGGATTGCGTGGAGCACTACCAGCCCTCTCAATTCAGTTCAGTATCCCCGCTCATGCCGGTAAATGCACCTGGCCGCCCGCCGCGCGTCTGTCCGGAGTGCAACGGTGCGGAATACGTTGCTGGGTGCTACCCCTGCGGCGGCACGGGCAGGGTTTGGGAGCCTGCGGAATAGGAGGTGATAATGGCTTGGGACATAACCAGTGATCTATCCGGCGTGACGGCGCAGCATTACCTGACGGTGAAATGCGCGGTCTGCGGCAAGTGGGACTGCTTTGAGCACACAGCCCCAGCGCAAGCTGAGTGGGGTACGTCCTACAGGCTGACCGCGGCGCTTGATTGCTACAAGCCTACCACGGGATTGCCGCCTCCGCCTGAACGCAAGCCGCACGTCTGCCCGAAGTGCGAGGGCTACCGTGTTATACCGCTTGGGAATGCCACTCAGGTATGCCCTACGTGCAGGGGTAGCGGCACTGTTTGGGAAGACCACTCAGGAATGCCCTACGTGCGGGGGTATGCGACATGAGCGGAGAAATGATGAAGGCCCTTGAAGAACAGATGGGCGATCCCGCAGCCGTTGCAGAGCACAGATTTTGTGTTTGCCCGCGCTGTGGTGGCCGGTTTACCGAGTCGCGTTGCAATGATTGTGGCGGGTTTGGGATCGTTCGTTCTGCGCCGCCTGACAGCTACAAGCCTATCTGTAGTCCGCCATTCAGGGGGGTATGCGAAATGAACGAAGAACTGCAACGTGTGAGTGCCCGCTGGATTCAACTGACCTACTGTAGTCAGATAGAGGCCAGCCAGAATCCGGGGTGGTTGCTGTCTACGGATACAGCGACGCCCGTAGCGCGTAAAATGGAGCCTGGCGAGTAGTGCGCGCCCTGCTCATCCTGGCGGTGTTCCTGGCCGCCGGATGGACCGCCCGTGGCGAGGGCGACCTGGAATTACTGCGCGACGTGATCTGCCGGATCGAGACGCAGCACCTGCGGCCGTCGGAGACGGAAACGGAGCGCGGCGACGGCGCGGCGGGGGAGCGCGGCATCTGTCAGGTGCTCCCCGAGACGGCGCACGCGGTCGGATACCGCGGGCCGCCGGACATGCTGCGTGACATGCATGTCAGCCGCTGGATCGCCCTGGAGGTGCTCAGGAAATGTCAAGGCTCACGGACTTTCGATGCTCACCGCTTGGCCTACTGCTTTCACGGTGGGTTTGGGCGGCGGTACACCATGCGCAACGTCTGGTGGGGTTACGCCAACCGGGCGGCCCTGGCCTTCCTGCTCGCGAAGGCGCGGCTGTCCGGCGTGCGCGCGGGCGGCTGATCGTAAAACTCGCGCGAAGGGGGAGACGATGAAATGGCAATGGTGGCCTGTCCCAACGTTCAGGCAAAATGACGATCCTTGCGACTCCTTCTGGGATTTTGACGGCTGGGCCTGGCGCTGGCAATGCCACCGGATCAAGGGCGTCAACGGCGCGAGCCTCTACTATCGGAAATGACCATGATCGACCGTTTTGACATCAGGGCGTGGCGCTGGCTGTGCCGAAAAGTCTATACGTTCTTTAGCGGCAAAATTTACGTCATTCACAACCGAATCGCCAAGATCAAGAGCAAGTACCTGCGACGGGCAATATTCATCGTGTATCTGCTGGCGTCTCCGGCCCTGTTTGTGGTGAATTTTTTCTGTGTGGCGGCGGTACTCGCCTTTCGTGAAGCGTGGGAAGACGTGTTCGATGTCTGGGCTTTCCGCGACGCATGGCTCGGGCGGGACGAACAAGGGAGAGCGCGGGCTTGGGCGGGACTAACAGGGGAGAGCGTGTTCGATGAACAAGGGAGAGTGCTGCCATGACCACCCGTGACGTGGCGACCATCGACACCATCATAATCCATTGCTCGGACAGCGGGTTTGGTAGCCGGGAAATGATCGACGCCTGGCATAAGGCTCGCGGCTGGGACAGCATCGGATACCACTACGTGATATCCAATGGGCACCCTGTCACCAGCGCGATTTACGCACCGGAGTGGGACGGTAAGGTGGAGATCGGGCGCGGACACGAGATAGTCGGAGCACATGCCGTGGGACACAACGCTACCAGCATCGGCATTTGCCTGATCGGCACAGCGGCCGGCCTGTTCACGCCGCTGCAGATCAAGGAACTCGCGGCCCTGGTCGAATGGCTGCGCGGCACGTACAACATCCCGCGCGGCAAGGTGATCGGGCATCGGGACGTGGACACCGCCGGAAAGACCTGCCCCGGCTTCGATGTGAGGGCCTGGGCGTGACCGACCTGCACATTCCGCCGGCGCAGCTTGAGCGTATCATCCAGGCCATGGAGCGGCATGACGTCAATCAACGCCACCTGCTGGCGGAGGTTGCGGCGTTGCGCGAGAACGTCAAGGAGCGGCTGGACTACCACTCCCGGCGCCTGGGGTCGTTGGAACGCTGGCGCGCCTACATCATCGGCGGGTTGTCCGTGCTCACGGCGGCGGGTGGGCTGGTGCTGATCAAGCTCAAGGAGTGGCTATGATACGACAGTCTCAACCGCGATGTACGACAGCAGGCTTTGTTCTGGTCACAGGGAATATTCGATATTGGATTTCCACAACCGCCGACAGCGTGCCGCATGAAAAACGGCCATGCCCACGTTGTGGAGATGCAGCGAAGCGTGACGGTTGTCTAGTGTGCGGCGGCTGCGGATGGTTTTGGGAAGAGGCGCAATGACCGACCCGCCATTGATCCCCGGCGTGCTCTCGCACGTCGAGACGATCTCGCCCGACGCGCGACGTGAGCTCGGCGATACGCAATCCATGTTCAAGGCGCTGGCCGCGTTGGAGATGCAGTTGCAGACCGCCATGCGCGATCCGCTGAACCGATCCGCGCACTTCCATTTGATCCTGGCCATCGGGGAGATACCGTGACTCGCCAAGAGCGCATTGACGCCTGGGCCGCGCAAATCCTGATAGACTGCGCCGTAGCGGATTGGGACGGCTATGGTGCGGCGCCGGTTGGCTTGCCAGCGATTGAGGCGATGCGGAAGGTGCTGACCGAATTGCCGGAGGATGCGCCGTGGCCGACTATCGGTGTCGATCCTGACGGCGCGGTGTGCCTGGACTTCCACACTTCGAACGAGCATTGCTTTTCCGTGAGCGCGGACAAGGAAGGGCTGATCTACGCGGGACGATTCAGCGGGAAATTGTTCAGCGGGGCCTGTAGCGCGTACAATCCAGAAGACCAGCGGGAAACCATGCGTGACTTGCTGGACCGATACAAGGCCGGCATAGGTGAAGAACCGTGACTGAATTAGCACTTGACGTCAGATTGACGGCGCCATTCCCCTATTTCGGGGGTAAGCGCAAAATCGCGGCGTTGATCTGGGAGCGGCTGGGCACGCCCAAGCATTACATTGAGCCGTTCTGCGGTTCGGCCGCGATTCTGCTGGCGGCCCCGCGCCTGGCATCGTTGGAGGTGATCGGCGACGCCAATGGATTTATCGCCAATTTCTGGCGAGCCACCGTGCATCAACCTGAGCGCGTGGCGCATTGGGCCGATTACCCCGTGAGCCACGTTGATCTGGGCGCCCGGCACGTGTGGCTATTGGCCCGGCGCGCGGAGTTGGAAGCAGGGTTGCGGGACGCCGATTGGCCCGGCGACGCCAAAGCCGCGGGCTGGTGGTTATGGGGTCAGTGCTGTTGGATCGGTGAAGGGTGGTGCGATTGGCAACGACGGAAGCCGCTCGTCGGGATGGGACAGGTGCCTCACATCAGTAATGCGGGCCAGGGCATACAGGCGATGGGCCAGGTGCCGCACATCAGTGATGCGGGCCGTGGCGTGCAGGCGATGGGCCAGGTGCCCCGTATCGGAGACGGGACCGATCAATATTGGACGTCAGGGGGGCGTGCGGCGGGAGTCATGCTGCGCAGTCTGGCCGACCGTATGGGCCGCGTGCGCGTGGTGCATGGCGCTTGGGATAGGTGCCTCAATCACAACTACGGAGGCGACAATACCGCCATCGTACTCGATCCGCCGTATCGCGGGTATGAAAAATTGTACGGCAGCGGTGCGCCCGTCGTCGATGCGGTGGAAACGTGGGCGCGGGAACACGCGCACTTGCGCGTGGCGTTGTGCGGGATGGCCGGCGACTATGACCTGCCCGGCTGGGACATCGTTCCGTGGTCGCGCGGCAAGGCTACATACGGCGGCAAAGGGACAACCGACAGCGAGCGTGTGTGGTTTTCGCCTGCGTGCATCGCGCCTACGATTCGGCAGCAGGATTTATTCAGTGCTTGACGGGCATGTAGGAAGATGGCGTAGAAGTGACATCGCGGCAGCCCGTGAACACGCCATGGTGTCAATGCGTGGATTTTGCGCGAGGATGAAAAGATGCTGGAAAGATACACGGCCGGGATTGCAGCGATTGCGTCGGCCTACCAGGCGGCGGGCGCATACCTGGGGATGATCCTGGTGGTTGCCGTGAATGATCTGCAGCACCGTTTGGCCAATAACTACAGTGCATTAGAGTATGCCAGGCCATTTTAGGGGCTGTTTCTGCAGGGGGCCGATCAGAGGATAAAAAGATATGGACTTCCTGCTCAACCTGATTCCGTTCGGGGACGTGGCCAAACGGGCTATCGACGCTATCACCATCTACAAGCTCGTCGCCAACTTTGGCGGTGTGCTCCTGATGCTGGGCGCGTGCGTGGTGGCTTGGCGCACGTGGCAACGGCACCATGACCCGGACTCGACGTTCACTTGGTCCCTGCGCAACATCAACGATGCGGCACGCACGTTGTTCGTGCTGCTGGTGCTCATCATGGGGGCGCTGGTGTGGGCGCACACGAACGGCCTGATCGGTGGCGGCGATGATCCGGCGCCGGCCGCACGTGGCACGCGGTCCACACCAAGCCGCGCCGCTGCGCCGGCCGACCCCTTCCACGATCTCAGCCTGCCGTGAGCAAAAAACTGTTCGCGTTCTGCGCGTCGATGGTGGCCCTGGTGCTGCTGGCGTGGCTTAAGGCGGATGCCGCCTACCCTTCCGCCCTGGGCATGATTGCCGGGGCCTATCTGGTGGCGCAGGGCGGGCGCGACACCGCCGCCGCCTGGAAGCAAGGGGAACCTCAATGACGCTGAAGAAGAATAAGGATGGATGGTGTGCGGGTTAATTCCCGTCTATTGGAATGGGCAGTTGCCGCCACACACGAAAGACTTCAACCCAGACTTTGAATTTTGAATCTAGGCGGGACAAATATTCCCGCTCTTTAGGAGATCAAGAAAAGCCTTGGCACTATCGCCCTTACTCCGTGTGCGTGTCCAATTACGCGTTTGGCGTTCTTTTTTCCACGCCGCACCATCCACGACCACTCTACCAACTTCGCGCCCATTGAACAAGAGGACTCCCCATGACCTACGCGCTCCCGTGGTCTCTGTCGGCGATCCCCGCTGACAGCTCACACCGTTCCGTCTCCTACAAGGATATCGAGGAACCGTGTGAATACGAGGAAAGGCGTGGGCAGAAGTCCATCTACATGTCAAAGGGCTTGGTCAGGCTTCTGAAATTCCTGGACGATTCCGGCAGCGGCGCCAGCGTGGCGGAAGTGCGGGCTTGCTTCAATGCGGCAACAGGCCGCAACGATTCGCAGGAATCAGACAAGACGGCTCAGCACGCCATCTACAACGGGCTGGTGACCTACGACGAGGATTGCCGCTACCGCCTCACGCCTAAGGGCAGGGCGGAGCTTGCGCGGTAGGCGGCCGCGACCTGCGGTGAAAAATAGAAAATCACTTTAATTTTCAGACATCTTCCGTGGCCGCCGAAAGAGGCGCGGCAATTTACCTCTGCGGATGGCGGGATAGTGCGGTTCATACCGTGAATCAAGCCGGGCATAATCAAAATTAAGAGTACAGTAGACGTTGTTATAGTTGCATATCCGCATTGTCGCTCATTCCGTCTCTCCCAAGTCGTCCCCGCAGTAGGGGCAACGCGGCTCCGGCAGAGGGTACGCATCCAGTGGCCCTGAGACTATCCACGCGGGTTCAATGAGATCAGGGTCCTCGCTTGGCAGTATGAGTTCCACCTTCCAGGCGATGCGGTGGCTCATGGCGTGGCCTTTCTACGGTCCGACGGCCAAGGTCCGCGATTGCCTCGAGAAAGTTTTGTGCCGTCATCGCCCCATTCCTCACGTCTTTCAGGGACGGAGCGGCGATTTGCCATTTGATAGGCCGGTGGGTATCCTGTGAGATTCCTTGGTGTACGCCTTTCATGGACGGAGCGCCTATCGTTCTGCATGGGGAGCCTTTCTGCGCTCGTTGTAGGACCGCCTCTCTATTTGCGCTATGGCCGCCTGTGGTGTGAGGGGATTACGCCGTTCCTCCCTGCTGCGCCGCTCACAGTCCGGCCCAGGCTCCGCGTCCAGCGTGCCAGGGCATAATGTGGTGAAATTGCCCCCATCTTCGTGGTGCGGCTCCTCAATGAAAGTATCGCAGACAGTTCCTTTGCACAGCCCTTCTTTTCCCCTCACGGGGCATCCAGGTTCGCTCATTGGTCCCCCTTCTCACGCTCGGCCAGCATGGCATCTGCGCAGGCGTAGCACCACGACGCTGCGGCTTTTACAGCGAAAGACCGTTCATCCGGCATGTTTTCGGCCATGCCAACGGCAAGAAGCGCCTGCCCCGCGAACCAGTCGCGCAGGGACATGCCGGGGTGACTGGTCCCACTGATACCCCCGTCCTGGTCGATTTTTTCCGGCACAGGGAACGCAGGCCCGCCATCATTCTTTCTATTCATTGGTCCTCCATCGGGATTAAATATTCGCACTCCCATTGCCGTATCGCGTTCGATGATGCTTTCGACGGGCGGGGTTCCGGTAAGTCAAAAAACCACGATTGCCTCTCCGGCCACGTCACCTTCGCCTCATGCCGGTAGCACTGTTTCGCCAGCGGGCATGTGTGGTTGCTGCACATGGTAATGTCAGGCATGGTCATCTTTCCTGGAAACGCGGGCATAGCTCAATCCGAGATTCCCGTAGCGCAATGCCATGCGCATGTGTTCTGATTGGTCCTTCCGCATGAAGTATCTCTCTCTCATCTTTTTCACCTCTAGAAAGCCGGTGATGGTGGCCGGGCTTGAGTACCGGCTATGTGAGCGATAGGCGCGCAACAGCGCCTCGTTTTACCCAGACGGCTATGGCTACCTGTTAAAGCAGAGCCGTACCATAGGATGTCTGCTCCTACTGGCTCGCATCACTGATTAGTGTGTTCCATCCACACCGCACCACCACCAGCCATTTAGCGTGGTCCTTTCCGCTTCGATTGCTGCCTTGATGATCGTGGCCAAGTCAAACCGCACCATCCCCGCATCCACCACCCATATCGCCGCCATCGCCGCCATCGCCGCCCACGTTGCCGTCTCCGTCTCCGTCGCCGCCGCCACCGCCGCCATCGCCGCCCACGTTGCCGTCTCCGTCGCCGCCATCGCCGCCGCCACCGCCGACCTCGCCGCCTGCGCCCACGTCTCCCACGTCTCCCACGTCGCCGTCATCGCCGCCACCGCCCCAGGCGCCGCCGCCGCCGCCACCGCCTCCGCCGCCCCCCTTGCCGCGTCCGCAGTCCGATCTGTGCCGTCCAACCAGCGGCCGGCCCACTGCACGAAGCCAGGCTCACGATAGACCAGGAGCGCCAGCCGAATTGCGGCGTGTACGCGCGCGGCTGTAGAGATTTCCGGGATGGGGATTTCCGGGATGGGGATTTCCTCGTGCAGCGCGCAGCGGGTCAGGCCCAACTTGGTTTGGTCATTGGCGCACACGTCGCCGCCGCCCCGGAACAGGCGGCCGCCCTGCGCGAGATAATCGCTGTGCGCGGAGTCCATGAAAACTGCGATTAGCGGATCGGCGTACGCATGGATCACTTGATTGGTGCAGAGCTTCCCGCCCGGAGCCCTATGCTCCGTACCCAGTGGCAACCACAGGGTTTCGCCGGATCGATCGCGCCGAGTGTAGCCATCCCGGTCGGTCAGTTTGAAAATCGTGCTCATGGCGTCTCCTTGATTTTTTCCAACATTCGTTGAGCCTGTAGCCCGTCGTCCAGTGCGATAGGTACCGGTTTATCGGGATCATGCTGGTCCCGGCGGTACGTTTCCGGGGCCGCGTAAAACAGCAGCGTCATCCGCATGGCCTTGTGCTCCCGCTCGATGCGCGCCGCCCGCGAACACCGGGGGCACAGGGAGCCGCGGGGCTTGATCAGTTCCCAGCCGCCGGCTACAAGATCGTCGAGGCCCTTGAAAGAGCGCGAGTCCCGGCAGCCGTTGCAGGTGACATGGATTCTATGTCGCATTGTGGGCGACGGGTTATTCTGCGCGATGCCGCACTTGAAACAATTCTCGGAGACATTCACTACAACGTCCGGCTCGGTCATTTCGGGAAGTGTAATTTCGCCCGTGTGCCCGCAATCGTAGCGACTTGTGTACGTGGTCATTGCTTTGATCCTTTAAGAACGAATGCGCAGATCGGGGAAGGCCCCGGCATGGGCTTGCGCGTGTCCGCATCAAGCCACTTCACCCGACCCATGGAGTGTATCTCCGCGCCCGCCGCGGCCAGCAACATCACGTAGCTTTGCACCGGCAGAACCAGCACGGAGCCGCGCCCGGCTTGAGCTTCGGCGATGGCCTTGTGGACGAACGCCGTAGGACCTTTGCCTTCTATACCGTCGTGGCGCCGGAACGGCGGGTTGACGTAACTCATGTGCCCCCACGGAACTTCCAGCCCGTTGAAGCCCTCCGGCACCGGATGCGGGCATGGGTCGTAGTCGAACGGGCCGAAGCGTCGTGACAGGTCCTCGTAGAGTTCGGGCGGTGTCAACCAGAATCGCGTGGTCATTGCCTAGTCCTTCGTCAAGTATTGGATTTCAGTTGATCCGGTGATGGCCCACCTTTTTGCTTCGTACTCATAGTATGCTATCTGACAGTCATCCTCGTAAACGATACCTGTCAGCGCATCCTCGACAAGTTTCCGCAAGTTTGTCATGTCCGGCTTGCTGGTGTGCCTTTCATAGAGCATCGTCTCGCGCTTCTTTCTCGACCACGATTCCGGCATGGGGATGTAGTAGCCGATTATCCCGATTACAGCGCCCTGCATGGGCTTGTGCTTGCCCATGGCCAGTTTCGCGTATTGCGCAATCAGCTTCATCTGATTGGCTTGCGGCCGTGGGCTGTAGAACAATTTGCGTCCAGGACGCGGTGCGCGCCAGTTAAACGGCACGGGCTTCCCTGGGACCGTGAACGAGACGATCATTTCCGCTCCTTCCTCATGGGTCGAACCTGCGAGCTTTGCATTTATCGCATTCGTTGAGTTTGCTGGTCTTTATGAGCCGCTTCCACGCATGTTGGCAGGCAGAGTCCTCGAACTCTTGTATGAGTTCCCTAACTCTGGCTAAGCCGCGTTCCGAGGCTTTCGTGCGGTCGGCAGCATCGTCATACGCCGCTCCCTCGGATAGCCTGATCGCCAATTTTACTTTTTCCAATTCTTCCAGTTTCATTTCCGCTCCTTCCTGAGAGGGCACATCAGGTTCCACGCCTTCACGGCCGCGGCGCGGGTGCTCCCGAAAGGACCGCCAGCATTGCACTTCACATTGTCGCAATTTACCCACCATTTATGAGCGGTACGGCTGCTACTAACTGCCCAGATCATATCAGATTCCACCGCAGCCTTAGTCTGGCAAAACCGGCACGGGTTGGGCTTGAGTTCGGGCTTCATTTCTTCTCCCCTTTGAGTAGGGCCAGGGCTGCGGCGGCGCGGCGGTAGTCCTTCACTTTGATAGTTTTCGCGGTGATGAATTCATCGTCAGGAAAACCGTCGCAAAGTTGTGCGAACCAAGCAAAAACTGCCAGCGCCTCGATTGCGGCGGCGATGGCGGCAGCGCGCTCCGCGTACCACTTGCGGGTAGTTTCATTCGCCTTCTCCCGATTGGCCGCGTGCCACTTGCGTGCTCTTTCCTTAGCCTTCTCAGAATTGGCTGCGTACCACTTGCGGGAGGCTTCCTTCGCCTTCTCCCGATTGGCCGCGTGCCACTTGCGGGAAACTTCCCTTTTCGCTTTCTTGCGTTCTTCCTCGGTGGCGTACTTGGGTAGCCTGCCCCGGCGCTTGGGTTCTGTGGTCATTTCGCCACCCTCAATCCGCTCCACGATTCGAAGTCGACAATGAATTCTTCGAACGGCACCTTGGCAACGCGCCGCATCCGCCTGTAGGCGTTGAACTTTGCGACACCACGCGCAACACTGATTGCCACGCGGCGCTGAAAACGACTGTCCCCGATGGACACCACGCCGCCGCTCGGATGCGTCCACATGATGTTTGTAATTTCTTTCATCTTCATCTCCTACGCCCCGGTTACGTTACCCTGTCCGCCTTGCACGGCGTTCCGCAAAATATTCGAGTCGCCTTTGATGCCTTGCGACACGCTGCAGCTTATTGATTTTCGTCCTCGCCACCATGGCGAGCTTGCGCGTCTGTCGTTGGCTAGCGGTCATTCCAGCAGCTTTTTTCCTGCGCATTTTTTCTCTCCGAAAAGGGGACGCGCGGGACTTGCCAAATGAATCCCAGGGCGGAGTCTCCCCCGGGTATCATCTCCCGCGCCTTGCGGTAGCGGGCATCCCGCACGTCTTACATGGTTGAAACACCATCGCGGGGGCGCATGAGCGACGCCCCCGCTCCGGCGGAGCACAGCGACGTGTGACTATCGCGTGCTCTGTTCGGCGGCTCGGATGGAAGCCGCCGCACTACAGAAAACGCCGGTGCCTCCGTGGCGGGCCTCCGTGGCCCCCGGCGCTATCAGCCTCTTTTCTCCGGTTGGGGGAACCCATCTTCCGCCGCGGCCTGCCAGAACACGGCCTTGAGGTCCTAGAACGGAATATCGTCACCGTCGTCCTGTACCGTCATTCCTTCCGGCTCATCAACGTCGTTGAACGCTACATCGTGCAGCGTTTCTTGGCTGGCCAATTCCGGCATCTTGTCGCGGGCAATCCAGGACAACAGCTTGAACACCGGTTCGTAGTTCACGCCGTTGCGGCCATTGAGTGCGACTACGCCTGTACAGCGGTACACAGGGATGCAGCCGGGGTGGTCACCACGGTCCTTTTCCCACTGATTGTACATGTCAATGATGGGCTTGATGATTGCATTGGCGGTCGCCATGACTTCCCGTTCGCCCAGGACTGCGCCGGCCGTGGTCACGGCATCGCGGCCCACGACCACAACCCGGAATCCCCGTTTGACACCCTCCCAGTTCGGCTTGGGAGATTCTTCCGCCTGTGAAGGGTCCCACAGAATTTGTGGCGGGCCGCCTGTTTGGCTAAACGCGATCCAGCCGGTCTTGATATTCTCCAGGTCGATTGCGATGCGCGGATTGGCAATTTCCACGTCGCTATTGACACCATCAAATCTCGCATACCAGCGGCCGGCCTTGGAGTTGTATTTCAAGTACGGCGTGAAGTCTCCGCTCACTCGCAGATTGATCGGCATTTATTCCTCCTAATGTGTGGGGTGCGGCGGCTGCGCTGTCGGCCTTCGCTGGGGCCTGTTGACAACGCCAGCCGTACCTGTGCGCTCACCGCCGCACGTTCGGTTACTTGGCCCGTTTCTTCAAATCCTTGTCCAGGTTGTAGAGCGCGAGGCAGTGCAGGAAAGCATCAGCGCCTTTGTTCAGGTCCTGGAAAAAATGGTGATGAAAATCTCCCGTGTCCTTGGAAAACCTGAACAGGTGCAGGCCCCCGGTGATCGGCCTGTCCGGCCTGCATTCGTCCCACAGCATCTGATAGGCCGCGAGTTGAATCAGGTGGTCAGGGTAAACCCCGGACGAAGTTTTCCAGTCTCCGATTGCCAGCTTGTCGTTGATGGTCAGCACCCCGGCGTCCAGTGTTCCCCCGAATTGGTACGTCTCCGATACCAGCGATGTTTCTGTTTCTACTACTTTGAGATTGGTCTGCCCGGCCCATTCCAGGAATGCCAGGAAGGACGATTCCGCCTTGCTCACCATGTCCGGCGTGTAGGCCGGCGTGATGCACGCGGCAGGGTCCTTGTCCAGCAGGTGTGCCTCGATCATGGCGTGCGCCAGCGTGCCCGCATCGGCGGCTTTGCCGACGGCCTTGTTGTGGTCGAATTCGTCAGGGTCACGCCCTAGGAAGGCCGCTATGACGTCCGTGGCTGGCGCTCCGCTGGCCGCGCCTTGCAGCAGCGCCCTGGCCTCCATCAGCGGCTCGTAAGCGAGTCGGTTTGCCCAGTACATGAGGCCCCCTGAGTTCACCCTGTTCCCGATCACTGTCGTAACACCTGGAACTTTGACGCCCGCTTTGTTGCGGTATCCTCCACTTGGCCTTGCCATTACGTTCCCCTCATTAGTTGTTCGACCGTCGAATGCTCCACGTCCGGGTGCTGGGCATCCGCGTACACCATGGCGTCAAGGCACTCGGCAATCGCCGTGATCTTACACGATAACCAGCCCGGCGCTTCCCAGGCCAGATCGTGCAGCGCATCGGCCTGCGCGGATAGCGCGGTGAGTCCGTATGCGGCCACGGCTATTCCCCTTTGGCTTCGGCGATGGCTTCCCACGCCGGAGCCGCTGCGACAGCTAACGCGGCGTCAAGATTGGCGCCCGTCAGGTCGGTGCCCGCCAGGTTGGCGCCCGTCAGGTTGGCGCCCGTCAGGTTGGCGCCCGTCAGGTTGGCGCCCGCCAGGTTGGCGCCCGTCAGGTTGGCGCCCGTCAGGTCGGCCCTGTCCAGGTTGGCCCCGATCAGACTGGCCCCTTTCAGACTGGCCCCGTACAGGTTGGCGCCGATCAGACTGGCCCCGTACAGGTTGGCCCCGTACAGGTTGGCGCCGATCAGACTGGCCCCGTACAGGTTGGCGCCGATCAGACTGGCCCCGTACAGGTTGGCCCTGTTCAGGATGGCGCCGATCAGACTGGCGCCGTTCAGGGTGGCCCCGATCAGGCTGGCCTTGGACAGATTGGCCCTGCTCAGACTGGCCCCGTACAGGTTGGCCCCTTCCAGGTTGGAGCCGTACAGGTTGGCACCACTTCGTTCCAATCGTGCGCCTTGTTTGCCGTTAGAAATATTCCAAATCCGATGCTGTTCCAGGTCCCGCTCTGTTATTTGCTCGCTCATGGCTTCCTCTCGTCGATCTTGGCCAACAACTGTTCCGCTATGGCAACAGCACCCTTGATCTGCGCGGCACGACTTTCGGAACTGAACGCCGACATTTTCCGTGCGATCTGGTGCAGCGCCGCCACCAGCTCATCAAACATACCGGCGCGCCACTTGGCGTCCTGGGCATCTCGCCGAGCCTTGACCATCACCGGATCGTGCGTGCCGCAGTACCACTTGCCGTCGCGTTCCACTGTCGCGTTTTTGGAGCAGCGGCTTGGACGATAGCTGCTTCCGTGTACAGTTGCACAGCACCGTTTTTTTTCGCTCATGGCTTCCTCCTACAGTGATCGCGGCCAGTGCCCCAGCCGCGCGTTCAATCCTGGACTCCGAATGCCCCTTGCTGGCGCTCCCGCAACCGCTCCATCCAATATCCATGATCGAAGCGCAGGTACTCCGGTTCGAAGTGAAGACGCACTTTGCCGGTGCGCCCGTCGCGAGCTTTGCCGATGATCGCCGTCATTTCGGAGCGGTCCTCCCCGCTGTCGGGAGAAGCCCCGTGCAGGATTACGATTGTTTCTGCGTCCTGCTCGATTGCCCCGGAACCCTCCATGTGATGGATTGCCGGGGCTTCCGCTTTTCCGCCCTCGCGGTTGATTTGCACGACCACCAGCACTGGCACATCCAGCCGCGCGGCCAGGTTGGCAACCTGATGACTGGCTGCGGTCATGCGCTCGTAGATGTTGCTCCCGTCAACCCGCACCAGTCCCAAATGATCGAGCACCAGCAGGCGCACACCGCGCTCCCGCACGTAATATTCGCCAAGCGCCATGATTTGCGCCATTGTCGCGTCACGCCGAACGCGAGGCCAGTAGAGCGGCAGGTCAATGAGTTGGCCGCGTGCTGACATGAGCCTTTCCCATTCCGCGTCCTTGAATGCTTGAGCCCGGCCCTTGAGCAGCAGGAAACTGTCGATGCTGGCGACCCCGCACGCCAGCCGCGCCACCAGATCGACGGGCTTCATTTCCAGGCTGAATACGGCAACCGGCACGCCGAATGCCGCGTTGCGCATCGCCACCTGACACGCAAATGCTGACTTGCCCATGCTGGTGCGCGCTGCGATCACCGTCCCGTAGCCGGGCGCCAGCCGCCCCAGGTACGCATCCAGGGACGTGTAGGTATAGACCGGTGGGCCATCTGGTTCCGCCTCCGGCTCAAGCCGGGCCTCAAGCGCACGCCAAATATCGCCCGTTGTGTCGTCGGTCTGGGCTGTTCCGGCGCTCGCGCTCTGTGACAATCCCTCCAATGCCGCCCGCGCGGATGTCACCAGCTCAAAGGCGTCCTGCATGCCAGCCCGCGCAGCCCCTTCGATGCCCATTGCCGTCCCGATCAGATCCCGACGCAGGGCCGCGTTGTATACCAGCTTGGCGTAGGCCGTGGCATTCGATGCGGCCGGCGTCAAGTCGCGCAACTCGGCGACATAGGCCGGTCCGCCTACCGCGGACAGGCGCCCGCTTCCGCGCAACACATCCACCAGCGTAATCTCGTCGATGGCCACGATCCGCGCCTGCAGCTCAAGCATCGCGGTGTAGATGTCCCGATGCGCCGGCAGGAAAAAATGCGCCGGAAGCAACAATCCGGCAATCTTCGTCAGCCAAGCGTTGCGGTGGATGACTGCGCCCAGCACGCCCTGCTCGGCTTCGCGGTCGTACGGGAGCACTTCAGAACGGGACATCTTCCTCCTTTGGCGGTGGCGACAGGTACGGCAGTTTTTCGGAGCCTCGTTCCTGGTAGCGATGGGCTGGTTTGCCGGTTGTCTGGTTCTCCTTCGGCCCTTGATCCTGCGCACGGGCCAGCCAGCCGTTGATGAATTTTCGTACCCCGCGAGATGTTTTTCGCTGTTTCGGTGAGGCGTCACACCAGCCGATCATCTTGCGGATTTCTTGTTCAATGTTCACCGCCGGGTAGAGCGCCGTGTAGGAGGCGATGTCCGGTGCGGCAATCGGGTGCTTGCTCCCGTCGTTGAGTAGTATTTCAAAAAGCGCCTCGTAGGTGGTGGTAGTTCTTGATTCTTGATTCATTGCTTCTTGCTTCTTGTAATGTGGTCCCGCGCTGGTTGAATCCTGGTCCCGCGCTGGTTGAATCCTGGTCCCGCGCTGGTTGACGGACTCAAGATTGTTGTTTGTAATCAATTCAGTAGGTGGTCCCGCGCTGGTTGAATCCTGGTCCCGCGCTGGTTGAATCCTGGTCCCGCGCTGGTTGACCCAAAAACTGATCGTTGAACGCGCCCAATGCTTCGACTTTTTGAAGCGCCCTGCAAGCTGCCGCTCTGTAATCGTTGAAGAATTATCCATGTAATCCCTCGTGCGCTCCAACCAGCAGAACGCAGCCAGCCTCAACGGCTCGCGTTTCAACGCATCGACAACATCGTTGGGTATGCGCACTTCACCCTGGGCCATGTTGCCGAGCGGGAAAGGGGCTGCCCCCCGACGTTGGACACTCGCCAGCGCCGCTGGGGCGCGAGGAAGTCGCCGGGGGGAGCCTAATCTTTGAAGGTGAGGCGAGTGTCCATGCCCCACCATCACACAACCTCCCGGCGCTGTCAAGCGGAAAAATTGCCCGGTGCCGCCGGGCTCGGCTTACTCCCTCACGTCCGCCCAGGCACTCACCAGCCTGGGCAGGGTCGGGGCGTCAGGCGCGGATGAATTTCCCGCGCTCATCGAGCCGATACGCCACATCAGGCTCGATGCCGCCTTCCCCCACATAACCCACCATCAGCCGCCCGCGCCGACCATCCCACCACCAGAGGCATAGCGTGGAGCCGTAGCCCCCGGTGAGTTGGGAGCCGTGGCCCCCGGTGAGTTGGGAGCCGTGGCCCCCGGTGAGCTCGGAGGCGTGCGGGAAGGTGTTGCCTTGGATCGTGATGATTTTTTGGTTGTCGCTCATGCTATCCCCCTGCTCATGTGCCCGGTTCCGCCGGGCCGCGGCTCACTCCCTCACGTCCGCCCAGGTACCGCAGCACCTGGGCAGGGTCGGGGCGTCAGGCGATTGGCGCCAAGTCAAACAGCGTCCGCAGCATGGTGCCCGGCGGGATAGTCGGGGTTAGACTCCGGGGCCTGAGTTTCCAGGTAATCCCAGCGGTGCGCCGCATAGCAGCGGCGCAACCCATGCCGGCGTCCACTCCGATACTCTAGCGCTGTCCACTTGCAGGCAGCGACTAGGGTAAGATTGCCGGCGGATGTCATCCATCCGCCGATTATGATGTTGGAGGCGTAGCCCGGCGCCTCGAAAAGTACGGAAACCAATCTGTCTGTTTCGAGGGCCGGTAGTACGGCCACAAGGACCCGAAACGCCAGTTCTGGCGGCACAAAGCCCGCGGGGATAGCTACCCCGTGGTGGATTGTGGTTGCGGCTGTCGCAGCCCCCGCGCCATGCGGGGCTGAGTAATACCCCGCGGCCTCTTCTTTCAGCCTCTCAAGCCACGCTGCCGCGACTTCTCGGCAGCGTCCTGTCCCCCCAACGGCCGTGTCGGGGTATATTATTGCTTGCATGTCCATCTCCGCTCATGTTGCCCGGTTCCGCCGGGCCCGGCTCACTCCCTCACGTCCGCCCAGGTCCTCCACCTGGGCAGGGTCAGGGGATCAGGCCCGTCAGAACAACCATTCCGACGGCGCATCCGTCAGGTGCCGATCTGCAAACCGCTTCGCCGCCTCCCCCACGGCGTCGGCATCGTCCGTGTCCAGCGTTTCCAGGTGCCGCTCCAGGGCCGCATTGTACCTGTTCAGGTCCGCCTGCGTGTAGCCCGTGGTGTTGTCCAACGTCGCACGGTAGCTCATGGTGTCCATCTCCGCTCATGTTGCCCGGGGCCGCCGGGCTCGGTTGCCAGAATTATCTACTACACGTTGTCGCACACACCGTCCGACGGATGCCCCGCGCTGGACAACGGGCGACGGCACATTCCACACACGCCCACGCGAGGGGGGTAAACGGGGGTGCGAAACAGGCCGGATTGATCTCCGTCCTGGGCAAACGCCTGGCGGGACATGGCCGGTTCCGCCGGGGGGTTCAAACGAATCATTTCCGCGTTGCGACAATCCAGGCAATCTGCGTCACGGTTGCGGGTCTCGGCCGGGAAACTACCGGCGTCCTCCCGCGTCGTGTGTCCGCACGTCCAAATCAGCGTCCTAAAGTTCGTGCTCATGTCCATCTCCGCTCATTGTGTGGTGTCTCTCTGTCTGTATCTAATGTCGCATGGGGCGGGACAGGTGTCAAGCACAATATGCTCACACCACACACAATGTTTTAAGATTTATATAAGCCCGCAAAGCCGCTAGCACCTAGGCTATGCGCCTTAGGCCCTAGGCGTTCTCGAAAAATCGGCATTTATTGAGCACGCGCCCCGCCGCGCCCCGTGCTAAAATTGAAGATATGGGGCCGCCAGTCGGCCGCGAGGCGCCGCACTTGACACCACATCCCGGCCCGTGCGATGCTGACCCATGGAAAAACCATACCGCGCAATTGGCCAACGTATCCGCGCCTACAGACTCGTAGAGGATCTGAGCGTGCCGGAGATGTGCGTCTATCTCGCCCTCTCCCGCTCCCAATACTACCGCATCGAGGCCGGCGACAATGCCCCCACCTGCGATACCCTCCTGGCCCTGCGCGCGCTGGGCTGTGACCCGCTGCAATCCGATGGATAGCCCTACCCGTGGCCAGTCTACCGCCTGGTCTCGCCCGCTCCTGCACTGCCAGCTCTGCGATAGGCCAGTCCACCGCCTGCTCCCCTATACAGCCCCGAGCGGCACCCGCCGCACCTGTTGCCCACTATGCCTCGCCACGTCCCTGTACACGCGGCGGCGCAAAATAATTGCATCCGTCCGACTATCCTGATACCGTGCCCTGGGGACTGCGGCTGTGCAATGGCCGGGATGATTACCCGTGCGCGGGTACGCGGCGCCAATCACGCCGCCAAAGCGTAGCAGCCAATGTCCCTGCGCCGGTTTGTACGTCTCCCCGCCTGGCGGGGTCACGGCTGGACCGGCGTTTGAACAACCGCCTACAGCGGGGCTTGGATAGGCGGATGGAAATTCTCTGGGCAATGAGCCTGTGGCCGACCTCAAAACCGACCATGCCTTGACGCGGGAGTCAAATAAACCTGCGCCGGATCACCCAGGGGGCGGCACTCCTCCAAGCAGGCCGTAGAACCAACGACCTGAAAACCGCCCGAACCGCTGGTAGATAAAACCAACGGCGTCCTAAACGACCGACCGGCTCCGTACAGCAATGCGCCGCGATCCAGGACACAGGACAAAATCCAATTCTAGGGATTCCTGTGTCCATTCACTTCCCTCCCCCACCACCAGCATTTACACTGAACTGTCTGCCACCACCAGCATTGCTGTTGTGGTTGATGTTAGTGGTAGGTATGTAGTGGTAGATGCCGTTCCCCGTAGCCAGGACCTCATGCCCACTATCCCACCCGCACGCTGCTCCTGGCCTCAGGGTTGTCCCAACCGCCGCGCCCGCCCAACCGCACGCTACTGTGCGACCCATGAGTCCACGGCCGAGGCCGAACAGGAGCACCATCGCGGCACGCCAGCGCAGCGTGGCTACAATTACCGCTGGCGTCAGTACGCGCTCGCGTATCTGAGAGAGCATCCCCTGTGTGTGGCATGTCAGCGGCAGGGCAGGGCCACGGCCGCGACAGACGTTGATCACATCCGCCCGGCCAAGGGCCAGCGGGACCCGCGCTTCTGGGATGTTGCCAACCACCAGGCTCTGTGTCATTCTTGCCACAGTCGGAAAACTGCGCAGACGGACGGCCGGTGGGGGTAGGGGGTCGAATCCTTCAGGGTGGTCGCCCTGCTAC